AGCGATTTGTACACAGTCGGTAGTGATTACACGGCCTATGATCGGTACGTGAGTCCTCAGGTTGTTAGTGCCATGTTTGGTACTTTCAAACGAGCTGGCATGCCCGCAAGGGCTGCGGACTACATACGTGATATGATTAGCTTCGCCCCCTTATCCTTCCATGGTGGGGAAATTGCTTACAGACAAGGAGGAAACCCCAGTGGCCAGTATTGGACCACCATGACTAATTGTTTCGTCCACACGGTGTACATTGCTTACTTCTTTTCGATTCAGGCAAAGACGGTGTCAGCTGATGCCATCCTTGTCGAGTTGGAGGACAGGTATTGGGTATGCCATGGGGATGATGAGATGGTTGGTGATGATTTGTGCGAAGCCGAGGAGTATGTGAGAATCGTAGAAGCTCATTGTCACGAGATAGGACAGGAGGTCACGGCTGAGGAGTTGATCTTGGATGGTGAGTCCACCAAGGTTTTCCCCCCCGGAGTTCCGGCCCCGTTTCTTGGCGAGACCAGACTATACACTGCTGGGATGAGCATTCCACTTCCAACGCGACCGGCCAAAAGCGCAGTGTATGCTTTCTACAAGCCTTTGGATGCACGTGGAGAAGACGGGACGCCGGTCTTCGGGCATGTTGTTGCAGGTGGTTATCAGGCCCTTTTGGGTTTGGAGGCCGCACGATACATAATGTCCTCGATCGAGGTTCCGTTGCCCACCAATAAGTACGTGGGAGCTGTCTCACAAGTGCTTGTTGATCTGAAGAAAACCGGAATGGTGGTGCCGTCGGTTCTTTCGCTTGCCAGATGGGTGTCGATGCACACAGGAGTGCATGTGGATGATGTTTGCCACTATGCGGCATCCCATCTTAGGCAGTAGTCGAAAGACTGGTAGGCTTGGGACAAAAATCGAGGAAAACCTTATCTCATTATCGCAATGACCAAAACAAAAACACAGAAAGCCCGCGCTGCTGTTGCGCGAGGTGCTATGGCAAGGAGCCACTCAAAATCAAAGCATAAACATCAGGAAAAGGTTGAAAAGAAACGCAAGGCCAGTGTTCAGAGTATCGCTTCTGTAGCTGCCCCCATAGCGGCAGCAGCTGCGACGGCGGTGGCTAAGAAGGCGGCCGGTATGGCCGCTCCGGTGGTTAGTCGTGTGGCGGAGGGGCTTAGGCAGTTTGCCACCCAGGAAGAGCAGTACATGTACGGGTTTGTTGATCCGGAAAATGGTGCCCCTGGGCCAGGTGATGCCCAGTACTCCACATACGTTACCAAACATCGAGGGTACAATGACATGACGGTAGCGGATCTTGGAACCGATACAAAGAGTGGGTTGAACTACGTGCCCCTAAATGGGCCCATTTCTCCTGCCACTTCCTGGACTCCGGATGTTGCTGGGACGTTGGCAAACGTGGCGAACAACGACGTCTATACAAATGGCGCCGCTTACCGCGTTAACAACACGGACCCGGTAACTTTCGTCGCTTGCCCACATTATGTTCGGGGGTTGGGTGGGATTACCCCCTCCGGATCTAGTGAGGACAGTTTTGCAAACAGGTTTATATCCCGCGCTGTTATGGGGTTTCAATGTAGCAATGTCGCATTTGGTCAGTCAGCCTATTCGAATAGGTGGATTGAGGCCGATGGGACCGTTGGCTCTAACGACTCCTCATGGATGAAGCCGCTCTCGAATTACGACATCGACCTGTTTGCATCCACTAAGAACGAAGAGTCAGTGCAGAAGGCACCGAATGTGACGGATGTCACTCAGCGAAATACTACGTCGATGGTTCGCCACCGCATTGTGGGATTGAAGTTGGGCGTCATCTGTAACAGTCCGGCGCTGACTGTCACCGGCCAAGTGGTTGGTGGTGATAATAGGTTTATATATGGGGTGGTCCCTGAGTATGCTCGCAGAGAGAATGCGGGTGGTTCGCTAATTAATGCCAACACGCCCACGCTCGATGCAATTGCTAGCTTTGGGGTCGACCCATCAGAGGTTGCCTTTACAGGGAGGACTTTCTCGCAGAGCAGGAGAGATCTGGGAGCTTTGAGCCATGGGGAGGCTTATGAGAGTGTGTTTATCCCCGCGTCGGACCATATTATGGAATGGATATCGGTTCCGGGAGTACATAGTGCTTTGTCCATTCCTAGAGAGAAGATAACTGACATTGAGACTTCTGCTATCCAGGGGGGTTACCCCTTAGATGCGGCTCACTATTCTTACCAGAGGATCATTGACATGTGTATGAATTTGCCTATGGCTTACATCACAATCACTGGGGCGCCTGCAGGTACTACTTTCCGTGTGTTCACTTCGGTGGCGATCGAGAATGTTGTGCTGAATGACAACCCTTTGGCGTTGGTCAGAGAATCTGCTAGGATGGCTCGTCGTTACCTTCCTGATTGGGGTGAGCTGGCAGGTGTGCCTAGCTCCTGTTGTGGTGACTGCGGCGTAGCCGCCAAGGCCATCATGAAGAGCCCAAAACTATTACATGGTATGTCTGCTGCTGCCGGACTTTTAGCTAAAGAGACTGGTAAGCGTACTGACTCTGAGATGTATAGCATCGGGGCTTCCAATGCTGCTTCGGAGCTGGGAAGTGCCCCTCAGGTGAGAGCTATGTTGAGGCGAACGCCGGCGGCAGCTGTCGTGAATCAGGCCATTGTTATTGGCCCCACCGCGGCGGCGAAGGCTGCTGAGAAGCACGCTGCAGATACTGCGGTCATCGAGCAGAGGAAGTATATGATGCCGGCCCCTAGCGGCTTTAGGTATTAGGTGGCGGCGCTCCCATACGTGGAGGTAAGTCCAGCTGAGGGTGTGGAGGAAACCGCCCCTTCAGTCGACGAAATCGAGGACGACGTCTTCACCATTGTTGATGGAGATGAAAGTTTCGGTGTTGAAGACTCTGGGGGTTCGCTTCCTGTCGGCGCCGACCGTTCGTACGGCAGTAAACACGAACACTTCACAACACAATCACGCGAGATCGAGCGGGAACGTCAGAACTTGAGGGGATTCCAGTATCACATGCCGGGAGCTCCTTTTAAGTATGATAAGTTTAACACCGGTCGACCACCTGGCAAGGTGGGCATCCATGAGGTTGGGAGGAAGGGGCGAGATATGTATGAGCCTGATACAAATGCTAACTTGGATGTGAGAGGTTTCGATACCACACATTCCATGGTTGACTACGGTAATTCGGGCACAGACACTAACCCCTATCCTGTCATGTGACGGGTGCTCTCTATGGTTGTATGTCCTGCTGGCATGCGCACTTGGTGTAATACAGAAGCATTGGGCGTGTGTGTCGGCTGGGCGTATTGCTTAGCCCGCCCTCCATAGGCGTTAAATCGTGGCCTGGTCGGAGACCACTCGGCTGTCTCGTATGTCCTTTAAGTGGGTTAATTGGCCCCACGCTGAGGCAGTCGTTTTAAATAGGGCCCTTCC